CATTCTTGCAAGGCTTAAGCAATATCTCATCATCACTTGGCATGTCTTATCGCTCTAACCAAGATGACGCTGTTAAGTTGATGGACACGCTTGGCCAGTCATTAGTAAACTTTGCTGGTAGAACAGTTATCCCATTAAGCGGATTGGTTACTTCTGTTCGTGAGAAAACAGACCCATATCAACGCGAATACAAGATTGATGCTAATGCAGAGAGTAGTTTGCCTACTGGTATTCGACAAGGCATTAATGATGTATTAAATACGGTTCCCGGGTTAAGCGACACATTGCCGTTGAAACTTAACTTATGGGGTGAGCCTGTAGAGTATGAGTATGCTTGGGCGCCAATCAGAATGAAAGAAGGCAAGCAAACTGAGGCTGACCAAATTATTATTCAAACTGGCGCTAAAGTAAAAATGCCAGCAAGGAACTTAACTGAAGCAGTTGAAAAAGGATTAAGTGTTACAGTTGACTTAAACCCAAATGAATATAATGAAATGCTGTTAATTGCTAACGACCCAGCAGGCTTGAACTTGCAAGAAGGTATTGTAGGTTATGCTGAAGAAATTAAGGACTTGCCATTATACAGACAACAATCAATGATAAACGATTATATTCAAGAAACATTTTCTAAAGCAAGGAAATTGTTATATACTAACTCGCAATATTCTGAAGACATACAAGCAAGAATTCAAGAGCGCGCAGATATAATTAGAGACGTAGGACAAGGGGCTAAATAGTATGGCAGATTATCCAATTAGCAACGTATCAAGGCGCATAGTCTATACTGGCTCGGCAGGCGTTGGCCCATACTCTTTCCCATTTGAAGTGCTTGAAAACACAGACATCAATGTTTACTTGAATGACACGTTACTAGCTCTAACTTCTAACTATACAGTTTCTATTAGCGCAACATTTGGTACTGGTTCAATAACATTAGTAACTGCCCCAACATCTGCTGACGAGATTACCATTGTTGGCGCTAGAGCCATTGAGCGTACTACAGACTTTACTACTGGCGGTGACTTCTTCGCTAACACATTGAACGATGAGATGGACTCACAAACCATCTTAGTTCAACAAGTAGCAGAAACAGCAGAGCGTTCATTACGCGCACCTGTAACAGACCCTACAAGCATTAACATGACATTGCCTAGGGCTGCTGATAGGGCTGGTAAGTTCTTGGCATTTGATGCTAACGGCAATCCTGTGCCAGGCTCTACTCCAACTGAACTTGCAGAAGTGCTGGCCTTGTCTGACGAGATTGAACTTATTGCATCTATTGCAGATGACATTATTGCAGTCAATGATGATTTAGAAGCTATTGTTGCCGTAAATACTAACTCAGCAAACGTTAATGAAGTTGCTGCTGGCATGGAGTATGTGCAGGCAGTTGGCTCTGACTTAGGTGGCTCTGGCTTCTTATACGACTTAGGTAGTATTACTGATGCTGACACAGGTCAAGTTGCAACTCCAGATGGCTACATTGTTGGAGTATATAATGCGTTAGATGACATTGCTGCTGTAGATGCAATTGCTGCTGACTTAGCTACTGTTGCAGATATTGCACCAAATGTTACTACTGTTGCAGGCGTGGCATCAAATGTCACCACTGTTGCTGGCATAAGTTCTAATGTGACCACTGTTGCTGGCATATCAGCTAATGTTACTACCGTTGCAGGTATATCAGGCAATGTAACATCTGTAGCTACCAATACGACTAACATTAATACTGTTGCTGGTATTAACGCTAACGTCACTACCGTTGCTGGCATTAGCCCGAATGTTACTACTGTCGCTGGTGTAAGCTCTAACGTTACAACTGTTGCAGGCATTAGTTCTGCTGTTACTACTGTTGCAGGCGATTCAGCAGATATTCAATTGTTGGCTGACAATATTGGTACTATATCTTCAAAAGCAAATGCTGGCGCTAACTCAGACATCACCTCTCTAACTGGCTTGACTACTCCATTGTCTGTATCACGAGGTGGTACTGGCGCAACTACAGCAACAACTGCTAGAAGCAATATACTTCCAACCTACACTGGCAATGCAACGAAGGTGCTTGCTGTCAATGCAGGGGCAACTGATGTTGAGTATATTACTATTGCTGCTGGTGGAGTGACTGATGGCGACAAAGGTGACATTACTGTTTCGTCATCTGGTACTGTTTGGAGTCTTGACGATAACGCAGTAACAACAAATAAGATTAACAATAGCGCAGTAACAACTGACAAGATTAACAATAGCGCAGTAACGGCAGATAAACTTGCTGCAACACTTGACTTAGGGAGCATAGCATAATGGCTACGGCATTAAAACTTAGACGCGGCACTACCACACAGCACAGCACATTTACTGGTGCAGAAGGGGAGATAACCGTAGATACCACAAAAGATACTGCTGTTGTCCATGACGGTACTACTGCTGGTGGTTTCCCACTTGTGACTGAGACTGGCTCTCAGACGCTTACCAATAAAACTTTAGCATCTCCAGTTATTACAGGGGCATCTATATTACCTGCTGGTTCTGCTAGTGCTCCTGCTATTACAACTACTGGTGACACTAACACAGGTATATTCTTCCCTGCTGCCGATACCATTGCCTTTTCTGAAGGGGGTGCTGAGGCTATGAGAATTGATAGTAGTGGGAATTTGTTGGTGGGGACTACTTCTCCTTTACAGTCATCTCAACTTACTGTGTATGCAAGCCCAACACCAATTACAACAATAGATAGGACAACAAACATTGGGGCAACAGTATCATGTGCTTCAAGTGGAACTGGCTATATACAAGGGGGTGTTCGCTTAGGAACTGAAGGAAATTCAGGGATATACGGATACGATGATGGTGCAAGTGGCGCACAAGGCATTGGTATATTTACGGGTAATAATACAACAATAGCAGAGCGTATGCGTATTAACTCAAGTGGTGCTATTGGGTTAAATGGTGCTAACTTTGGTACATCTGGTCAAGTATTAACATCTGGTGGTTCTGCAGCAGCTCCATCTTGGACAACTTTTACATCTTATGGTGGATTTTCAACTGTTATTTTTGCATCATCAGGAACATGGGCAGTTCCATCAGGGATTACTAAAGCAAGAATAACTGTTATTGGTGGCGGTGGTGCAGGCAGAACAAACATTACTGCGGCATCAGGCGGTAGTGGTGGTGTTGCGGTTGCATATTGCACAGGGATAAGCGGAACGCTAACAATTACGGTGGGTGTTGGACAAGCAAATGCTACTGCGCTTGCAGGAGGAACATCTTCAGTTACAGGAACAGGTGTTTCTATAAGCGCAACTGGTGGGGCTGGGGCAACAAGTGGTAGTAATGGCGCAAATGGAGTAGGGACTGTTACAACAGGAACGGCGTTAAGAACATCATCTGTTCTGCAGGCTATTACATTAAGAAAAGCGACATATTTATTGACAAATGGGGCATTGCCTGGAGAGCTATCTACTGGTACAGCTGCATTAGTATGGAGTCCATCAGCTGATTATACTGCAGGTGCTGGTGGTGGCACCACTGGTAGTTCAGGTAGCGTTGGCGGCGCAGTAATAATTGAATACTAAAGGAATAAACATGAAAGCACTTATATCACCAAATCAAGATAACTTTGTGGTTCAAGTAGAGTCTGACGATAAAACATTTGAAATTGGCTTGCCTTTATATTGGACTACTTGCCCTGATAGCATTGTTGCCTATCAATATCAATACTTGGATAATCAATTTGTGGCTTATGTTCCACCCGCTCCCACTGCAGATGAAAACAAAGCAACGGCAGTTGAATTATTACAACAAACTGACTGGACAACTATTGCAGATGTAGGTAATCCACAAATGTCAAATCCTTATCTTGCCAATCAATCTGATTTTATTATTTATCGTAATTTGGTAAGACAGCATGCTGTTTATCCAGTACAGGGTAATATTAATTGGCCTAGAGTTCCAGTTGAAGACTGGGTTAAAGTTTAATATTAATTAAGAGAACATTAAAAATGTCAGAGCCTATAGACCCAGTAGAATACGGTAAACTAATCTCAAAGGTTGAGTCACTTGAGAAGAAGATAGACAAGATGGAGAGTGCGCTTGATGAGTTACTTGCCTTAGCTAACAAAGGTCGTGGTGGCTTTTGGGCTGGCATGATGATAGCTTCTCTAGTAGGGGCTGTTATATCTTATATATCTCGTATGATGTTAGGGCATTAATATGAAACATATATTACTTTTTATTAGTTTATTATTTATAAATATTGCTCATGCAGACGAGACTACCATTAACTATAAAGGTCAGCCAGTTCCATCTGCCATGGCTCCATCAATGTCAGCCTTTAGTCAAGATGTATGTAGCATCGGTATCAGTGGCGCTGTCAATGGCGGTATATTCTCTGTTGCTGGTGGTACAATGGTCACAGATAACAACTGCGTTAAACTTCGTTGGGCTAAGTTCCTAAGTGACAGCGGCCTCAAGGTAGCAGCAGTATCATTATCTTGTGCGGCTAACCATGACAACTGGGTAGCAATGGAAATGAGTGGTAGCCCATGTCCTATAGGTGGTGCTATTGGTGATGCGGCAAGAAAGGCTTGGTATGATTTACATCCAAACTGGTTTGAGGAAATTTATGGTAAAGACTTTGTCCTTATCACTCCTCTGCCTGATTCTTCTAAGGAGTAGTTATGTTTACGCATATTGTTACGCAAATCAGTGGGCGGATTACGGCCCTGTATACTCAAGTCTTGGCGTCGCTCAAGGCACTACTCTCCAGGCTTGTCAACAACTTGCGTGTGAGCTTTTCCCGGGCATACCAGAATGTAGTCAACCTGTTCAACCCCCTTGTACAGACATTGTTGAAAATCAAAGCCTTGCTTGTGAGCCTAACTACTCAGGTTCAGTTAATCAAACAAGGACTAAAACTTGTAGTAACAACCAGTGGACAGATTGGGTCACAACTTCTAACAACTGTACGCCAAATCCCCCAAGCTGTAATCCAAGCGTTCAAGAAAGACCAGTAGCATGTCAGCAGGGGTTTGTTGGAACGATAACAGAACAGCAAACAACAACATGCCCAACGCCTTACAGTCCACCTATAGTTTCACCTTGGATAGAAACATCAAATACATGTACAAAGAGTGCAACCAATCCAACCAACATGTCGAGTCCGGTAAATCCTGCGAGTCCGTTAAGTGTACCTGCGACCCCGGAAGCAATGCCACCTGCACCTGCACCGGAGCCACCACCAGAGCCACCACCGATGGAAGCGCCACCCCCAGACATACCAGCTTCCCCTGCTCCCACTGCAGAGACAACGACAGCACCGCCAGTGGCCTCGTCAGGAAACACAAGTACACCAGCATCCGCTCCACCGCCAGCAAGTGCGCCACCGCCACCGACTACATCGAACGCGAGTACGCCGACTACCTCTCAGCCACAAGTACCAAAGGGCAAGGAGTTGGTGCCAGGGTTTGGAGTAGTGATGAGCCTAGAGATTTTAAACAAGCCAATGCAGATTCAGGAGATTCAATTGAACGACGCACTGGCATACCAGCAGGAGTTACCGTATGAGCTTAGAGGAAATCAAGGAGTCTTACTCCAACTTATCACCGAAGGGAATATTGCTGACGCTTTCACTAATCTTGCCAGCGATAGGTGGAACAGCCTACGTCGGTATAACGACTTACAACCGAGTTATAGCGGCGACTGAAGCGATTGAGGCAGCCAAGCCTTATGACGATGCAGAGTTACGAGCAGAAGTAAATGCGTTAAAGGTTCAACTTTCTGCACAACAATCATCTGTCAACACAGTTAAAGACTCTATGGTTACTACATCTAACCAGCTAGTGTCCATGCAAGAGAAAGTATCTAATGCTATTGGCACAGCGAATGAAGCCAAGGCTATTACTAACGGCAACGTGCGTGAGACATCAGCGTCATTACTTGGTGTGCGTGAGGAAATGAAAGCAACTCGTGAAGGCATAGAGTCACAACTTAAAGCACTTAAACGTGCTACATCTAACCCACTAGGAAACTAATATGTTATCTATTATCTCAGGTCTATTAGGCATAGGCTCATCAGCACTACCAAGTATCTTAGGATTCTTCCAGCAGAAGGGAGACCAGAAGCATGAGATGGCTATGGCTCGTTTGCAGACAGAACGTGAAGCAGCTATGGCTGCCGCTGGCTTTGCATCACAAGAAAAGATTGAAGCTATTAAGTTAGATGAGATTGAAGTGCAGACTTATGCACAAGAGCGTGAGGCTTTATACAATCACGACATGAAGATGATGGACAAGGCATCACAGTCTGTCGTTGATATGAACGCTAGGGTTCGCCCATTGATTGCGTTTACTTTTGTTGGCTTGCTAGTGCTAGTAGACCTTGTTGGCTTAGGATGGGCAATCTATACAGGCGTAGAGTTCACTGTAGCTATGGGCTTGGTATTCTCTGACGACGAGATGGCTATTGTGTCTAGTATCATTGGTTTCTACTTTGGCTCTCGTCAATGGGAAAAACATAGTGCGAGCAAGTAAAGAACTAATTAAAATGCTTAAGCACCATGAGGGCGTGAGATACAAACCGTATCAATGCCCTGCTAAGTTGTGGACAATTGGTGTTGGTAGTGTACTATACCCAGAGCAAGCTAAGATACCATCAAGTATAGAAGGCATGGCTAGGCGTAAAGCATGGCCAGTTAAGCCTGAAGACAATCGTAAGTGGAGCGAAGAAGAAGTTGACAAGTTACTGGCTAAGGATGTCGCCCGATTTGAACGAGGGCTTGAACGTTATTTACCTATACGACTTTCACAGAATGAATACGATGCTATTCTTAGCTTCTGCTTTAATCTTGGTCTTGGTACATTTCAGCGGTCAACCCTCCGTCAGGCGCTTTTGCGTGGGGATAAAATTACGGCTATACAAAGTCTACTTAAGTATAACAAGGCAGGTGGCAAAGTGCTAAAAGGTTTAGACAACAGACGTAAAGATGAGGCCGCGTTGTTTCGCAGAGAACAATGACAGTCCATTTGGTATTGCCTGACGTTCAGGCCAAGGATGGGAATGACTTTACTTTCCTAAAATGTCTTGGAAATTTTATTGTAGAAAAACAGCCCGATGTGATTGTGTGCATAGGAGACTTTGCAGACATGGAAAGTTTAAGCACGTATGACAGGGGAATGAAGTCGTTTGAGGGGCGTAGGTACACCAAGGATTTATTTGCAGCCAGAGACGCAATGGATGCCCTTCTTACCCCATTGTTTCGCTACAATAAGACAGCAAAGCACAACAAACACAAGCAATATAAACCTAGGATGGTTCTCACTCTAGGCAATCACGAGAATAGAATTAACAGAGCTATCAATGAGGATAGCAAACTTGAAGGGCTGATGTCTACCGATGACTTGCCGTATCAAGACTGGGAAGTTATACCATTTCTTGATGTCATCGTTATTGATGGCATTGCTTATAGTCACTACTTTACTTCTGGCGTTATGGGCAGACCTATCACTACTGCTCAAGCTCTGCTTACGAAGAAGCACATGAGTTGCTTTGCTGGCCACCAACAAGGTAGACAGATTGCTTACGGCAAACGGGCAGATGGAACTGAGATGACCTCAATAATATGTGGGTCTTGTTACGAGCATGATGAGGATTATCTAGGCGCTCAAGGCAATCAGCATTACCGTGGCTTCTATGTGTTGCATGATGTCAAGGATGGTTCGTTCGACGAGATGGCAGTATCAATTAAGTTCCTTAAAGAAAGGTATAACTACTGATGGCCTACGCACAAGATGATGAGTCAATGGTTGACGTTTGCAATAGACTGCTTGGCTCAGAGATAGAAGAAATAGAAGTCGATGCTGATGAGCAAACTGTTTATATACACACCAGCACCGGGATGATTAAGATTAACGGTGAAGACTTATCTATGTGGGTAGAGTGCGAACGATACGCAAGCTAGGGTAACTCACCGCCATTAATATCTATATGGCCTTCATCCCAATTCAATGGGCAACCAGTCCAGCCACACTCTTTTGTTGATGCAAGGCTCTTGCCACACACATCGCAGATAGGGTCTTTGTTCTTCTTGCCCCATATCAAATCGTAGTTATCTTCGTATTGCTTGTTATTCTTGCGTGATAGGATTGCATCACCAGTAATTGGATTCGTTGTCGTTACCATTATCTCTCCTACAAATTCATGGTTTTCTCTATTGTTTGTCTTTAATATTAAGCAGACTATTACATACAAGCAATCTTGCTTTGTACAGATTAAGGACTATATCATGGCTTGGACTAAACCAGTAGCACACGAAATCAGATTAGGGTTTGAAGTAACTCTCTATGTTATGACTCGCTAGTAACATATAAGTTACTATGCACGTAATGAATAAGTAACATATTTGTTATATAGGGTGGCGGCTACTAACCCAGTTGCCATTCCTAAAGCAAACGCTTCCTTGTAGCACAATATGTATTCAATCGTGTACATGTCAAATCCTAGTAACAAAAAGTTCCCACATCAGTTGTTATACATTTAAGTATTTTCCCATCTGGCATTTTAACTGGTTCGTATATGTCTGTGCCATTCATCAATGACAATACTAATAATAAATTAATCATATCCGTATCCTATAGTTTACAATCTGTTAGTTATGTTGCGGATAAGTAACAGTTTTTAGTTCAATACTAAACTAACCCTGTGTACATCCGCCAAAACATCCGCCAACAATGCTCATGCAATGTGCATCAAACACAATCACACCAACGGTTTCCAGCATAGTTACTTACCCGCCAACTTCTCTGCGTTAGATTTCATTTTGCTAAGTATCAATAAAAAACGTAGCTCATCCATCTCAGCTTTGGTCATACAGTCTTCCCTATGTAGGTAGCTTTGCTGTCATGGAACTGAACCTCTACAGCGCAGTCTTGCCCTGCGTTTCCATTGATTAGTTTATAAAACCCAAAACACATGGAAACAATACAGATAAGTAGTAACGTTGCTACAACTACTGTGGCTCTATCTATGCTTGCGTCTTTTTTGCAGTCGCAGTTACGCCCTTGATTACAGTTTTGATTACACGGCATTTTTATTCTCCTGTTCTACTACTCTATAAAATTTAACATACTGCCAATTAAGCTGGCTTGCCTTAACAACATAATTCCCCTGTGAGCTGTAAGTTTCAACTTCAATCAAGCTGTTAGGCAGCTCGTAACATTCATGTGAGCCGTCGTGTTTCTTCCATCCTTGCGTAACATCATTCACCATGATAGTGCAATTCTTTTATAAGTTGTAGGTAATGTATCGCCTTGTCAATGTCCTGCACTCCGTTCTTGTTAGCATGCCTGCATACATACTTAATCACATTGCCTTCTAGGAACGGTATATTATTCTTAACGATGAATGTCACTGGCTGTATTACCATGTCCTTGTAGTGACTTCCACCTTCTTGCGTGTCTAGTGCGCTCATATTAAATCATCCCGGATGGAATCATGTTATACATACCGAACGTGCTGGGTATGCCACGGTGTTCAGGCTTACGCTTCTCTTGCTTAAACAACTCAGGTCTCGTCTCAAACATGGCGCTTATCTTTCTTAAGTTTGGATTGGCAGCAATCATGTCGTCGTATGGGCCTTTCTCATTTACTTCATAATGGGTGCGCTTGTCTTTGCGAAGTTTAGAGAAGTAACCCGGTGGATATATTCTCTCCAGCTCCTCGACTGTCTTTGGAATAAACGGAATACTTGTATGCTCGTAATGGTTAAGCCTGCCTTGACCCTTCTTGGTAATCTTTGGGGTGATGGCTAGGTGGCCATCTTTAACCAGCGTTGCTAATACATAATAAGCAAGGTCTCTTGATAAGCCTGAGCGTGTCATTACTTGTTTAGCTGAAATACTTGCGCTACCAATTACATCCATTACAAGTTTAAATCTAAGCTGGGTATCTAAATTCTTTTTTATTACTGGTCTCATCGTGTTCTCCATAGTAGTTGGGTACTAGGCTTATGCTTTTCCCCATTGTGAATTATCAGAAAGGAATGTCGCTTGCTATCTCATCAATGGCTTGCTTCTGATAGCCGTTAGCTTTAGCGCCTTCTTTAGCGATTGATACTACTGGCTCCGGTTCTGCTAGTTGGCACCAGCCATCCCAACCCATAGGGAACAACTCAATCTTTGCTGCTAGGCCACCAGTCTTGGTCTCCATGACAACGCCAACCTTTGTCCAGCGTGTTTTCTTCTCGCCATTCTTGTCTTCGTATTCGCCATTCTTTGCTACTAAGTTGTATTTAACTGCCATTTTTATTTCCTTTTAATCGTTGAATTGTTGTTTCTATTTCGTCGTTGAACTCTACTGCCTTGCTTTCAACCTCTTTAATATATTCATCATCCCGGTAAACTCGTTTGATGAACAATTGTAAATCCAGTGGGAACTCCGGGCAGTATGATACAAAGTCTACCCACTTGGCCCCACTGCATGCCATTTGAAACTGCATCTGTGGCATGTATTTTGTTGGCGCTCTGTCCTCTAGCATTGTCCTTGCATGTGTCGTAGCTTTAGGGCATTTGATTTCAATCAACCCTAGCTCATCATCGTCTTCCACCACCCCATCAGGACTAGCTCCACAGAATGGTAACGTTGGATGTTGCATGAACGCCTCTTGCCTAACAAACACATTCTTCTCCACCTCATACCATGCACGAGCAAATGGTTCTAACTCGATACCGTTGGCCATGTATTGATTAGTGTAGCCTTCTTCACGCTTGTTGTTTAAACGCTCACAGACGAGTTGCATCCTGTAGTCGGCACGACTAGCTGCCTCACCAGTTTTAATCGTTGCCATGACGTCTGCAATGCGACTGGCTGTGATTTTACCAAGACGTAGTGCATGCCATTCTTCCGTGCCTTGAATTATCTCAGTCATTTTTTATCCTTCCGTAATACATGTATCGCAAGTAACCACTTATCGCCCATCGCTTCTTTGCAGGTAGCAACCTTCTTAGCAAGTGATTCTGCCTGAGATGGATTAGGTGGTGTCAGACCGTATAATGAATTGATAATCATATTATTCTCCGAGTCTGTATTGTGCGACGCGGCATGATTCACCAAACTGGTTAGAAACCTTAACAAGTTCAACCTCAATTTTATGCCCCCTTTGCTTTAGCACATGAATACATGCTGACAGTCTGTAAATACCTAGCTCAGTCCACGCTTGTAATGGCGTGATAGATGGCCTGGTGTTTAGGTAATTCTCTAGGCGCTCTGCTTGGCTCATGATTTGCTCCCAAGTTTAGCTTTCATGCTGTCTTTGGTTGCAATCACAACGGCCTGTGCATCCTTATGTTGGCCACATGCTGACAATGATGCTGTAAAATACTCTTGTAACTCAGCCATTGTTGTAGCCGTTTTAATCTTATCTACCAATGGTGTCGTGTCAAACTCCACAGTAGGAAGGTCATCTCCGCTGTAAATGTATAATCCCAAACCGAACATTGCTAGGTTCTTCGTTAGGCAGCGCATGATAGTTTTATTCACATCGAACATGGAGAACGCCTCAACAGACTTCTCGCCAAACTTAGTCTTGTATGTGTATGGCTCTTTCTTCATGGCCTTGTTAGCGCCATCCATTACTGGCAACCACATCTCATGTGTGCATCCGCCAGCAGTTACTACTGTATATACCATAGCGCCAGCATCACTTTCAAAGTATGGCAAACCTTGCGCTGTCTTAGCTACTTCGTAATGTGCGTTAGGGTAAAACTTCTTGAACTCAGCCCATGCCCATGACCAGCTAAGGTATGTTAAGCCATTACGAGCTTCTGTTTTATCGTTTACATTCTTCTCAAATAACTCTTGAAATCTATTAGTTGTTTCCATATCGTTCTCCTGTTGTTGTCTTAATTCATCCATTACTGTCTGTTGAAATTGTTGCTCGCTCATTAGTTATCCCCCAATGCTTCATGGAATACCCAATTTGCATGCTTGTTTGACTTGTAATTATCCTCAACAAACCTAGCATATCGGTTTATCTCAGCATCGTATAAGTCTCTGATACGGCCCAGCTTGTCATCGTTAGGGTCATAAATAATCTTCCTGACCTTATCTGATAGCAAGTCTGTTTCGTCGATGTAGTCTGATAGCTTGTCAGCCTCAAACTGTAAGAAGTATTCCACTAAATCTCGGATAAAGAACGGGTCATCTTCATGCTCCGTATAATCATCCTCTATCCAATCACCAAATACACCCATGATAGTTTCCTCGTAGTCATGCCAAAGCGGCATAGGTGTAACAATAAGATAGCTTGGATATATCTGTCAACAAGTATTTACTTATCAATCGTTACATATCCATAAGTAAAACTTATCGTTAAGTTTAATTACACAGAATATAATGTTTCTATCACTTGGAAGTGATTAATTTTAGTGGGGCTTCACATGCTAACTGGCGGTTACTAAGACCGTTCTTCCAACCACCTTTAAAAAGTGGAGTTAGCAGGTGAAGCCTTTTTCATGGAGTAAAGAAATGGCCGAGAGAAGAATGTTTGCAAAAACAATTATAGATAGTGATGCTTTCCTGGACATGCCGCTATCGACACAAGCATTATACTTCCATTTATCAATGCGTGCTGATGATGATGGATTTATTAACAACACTAAGAAAGTCCAGCGCATGCTAGGCTGCTCAGATGATGACATGAAGATACTGCTATCTAAGAACTTCGTCATACCATTTGACACTGGCGTGTGCGTTATCAAGCATTGGAAGATTCATAATCTAATTCAAAAAGACCGTTATAAACCAACGATTTACGGCGAACACAAAGAACAATTATCATTGAAAGACAACAATGTTTACACTTTGGATACAGTATGTATACAAGATGTATCCAGTTTGGAACCACAGGTTAGTATAGGTAAGGCTAGTTTAGTTAAGGCTAGTAAATCTCTTGACCAGCAAGAGACTGAAATGTATTTCGAAGACTTTTGGTATAAGTATCCAAAGAAAGTAGGCAAGGATGCAGCACTCAAGGCATGGAAGAAAGCTAAGCCTGATATATTGCTAGTGATTGATGCGCTTAATTGGCAAAGAGAAACAAAACAATGGCAAGCAGAGGATGGTAAATACATTCCT